GCTGGCTTTTATCACTGGCAGCTAGAAGTCACAGAAACCGCATCCAGCAATCGCGTAGTTATTGAACGCGGCACATTTACAGCCGTTGAAGATTTGGACACCAACGGCGCAGACCCACGCAGTCACGCCGAAATAATGATCACAAAGATCGAAAGCATCTTGCAAGGCAAGGCTGATGCAGACGTTTCAAGCTATTCGATCAACGGGCGGTCATTGACAAAAATGAGTTTCCAAGACTTGATTGATGCGCGTGACTTTTACCGCAAAGAATATGCCAAAGAACGGCAAAAAGAACGCGCTTTGGCTGGTGAAAATACCGGCGCGACCATCTTAGTGAGGTTTTAACAATGGGCATCTTTGACTTTTTCAAAGGCAAGCCCCAACCACGCAAGGCGGTTCGGGCGTTTCACGGGGCTGACACTGGCCGACTATTCAGCGATTTTGTGGCAAGCAGCCGGTCGGCAGATAGTGAAATCAAACCATCACTGCGCGTTTTGCGGGATCGTTGCCGCGAAATCAGCCGCAACCACCCATATGCCAAACGCTATTTGCAAATTATGTCAACAAACGTGGTTGGCGCGAATGGCGTGCGGATACAAGTTAGAAAGCGGAATGACGACAATTCACTAGACAGCGTGGGCAACCGGATCATCGAACAAGCGTGGGCAGCGTGGGGTCGTGCTGGTTTTTGCACTGTTGATGGCCGCGTTTCGTGGGTTCAAGCGCAGCGTCTATTTATGGAAACGCTAGCACGCGATGGCGAAGTGCTGATCCAAAAGATTAAGAACCCAGCCGGAAACCCATTTGGCTTTTCGTTAAAGTTTCTGGAAGCTGACTATCTTGATGAAGGTTATGATGCGCGGCTGAATAACGGCAACGAAGTGCGGATGGGCGTTGAATTAGACAAGCGCACCGGCAAGCCGTTGAATTATTACCTGTTTGAAGATCATCCGCATCACGATCAAGGTTATGGTTCGCGCACAAAGCGGCATCATAAGATTGTGCCAGCCAGTGAAATTATCCACTGCTATTTGCAGGATCGCGCCGGTCAAACGCGGGGCGTGCCGTGGATGAGCAACGTATTGTCACGGCTCAAGATGCTGGACGGTTATGAAGAAGCAACGCTGGTCAATGCGCGGGTTGCTGCGTCAAAGATGGGTTTCTTCACCAGCCCCGAAGGTGATGGCTTTGTTGGTGATGATTATGACAATCACGCGCCTATAATGTCGGCAGAACCAGCCACTTTCACACAGTTACCGGCTGGAATGTCATTCACCGCCTTCGACCCGCAAAACCCGACTGACAGCTTTGCGGAGTTTGAAAAGGGCATATTGCGCGGGATCGCAAGTGGTCTTGGCGTTTCATATGTATCGCTGGCGAACAATCTTGAAGGCGTCAGCTATTCATCAATTCGGCAAGGCACAATCGAAGATCGCGACCATTTCAAGATGGTGCAGCAATTTATGATCGATCATTTCATTGATCCGATTTACCGCGCTTGGCTAGAAATGGCTATTACTGTTGGCCGCGTTAGCTTGCCGATGGGAAAATATGATTTGTTTGCTGATCAAGTCATTTACCGGCCACGCGGCTTTGCGTGGGTCGATCCGGCTAAAGAGATCAACGCCAGCGTCACCGCACTAAACAATGGCATCATTAGTTTGCAAGATGTGCATTCTCAATATGGCCGCGATACTGAAGAAATCTTTGAACAGATCAACCGCGAAAGCGAACTGGCTGATCGTTATGGCATTGATACCGCTTTCCAGCCGTTCGGCACAAAGGCACCAGTGCCAGCAACCGTTGATGCAGGGCAAGAAGATGGCGACCTATAAAGGCGTTGAAATCAGCCTAAAGCCAACCGAAGGTATGGCAGCCGAAGCGCGTAAATTCAAAAAGTGGCGCGAAGAAGGCAAACAAGGTGGCACTGATGTTGCTGTGGCGCGTGCTACACAACTGGCTAACCGGCAAGAACTATCTGCCGACACAGTGCGCCGGATGCACAGCTTTTTCAGTCGGCACGAAGTTGACAAGCAAGCCGAAGGGTTTAGTGCTGGTGAAGATGGTTATCCGTCAAAAGGTCGCGTTGCTTGGGCGGCGTGGGGCGGTGATGCCGGTCAGACGTGGGCAAGGACGAAAGATGCTGCGCTTGATCGCATTGACGAACGTGGTCTAGATTTAAATGAAGAAATCGCTGATAATGTTGGCGAGATTATAGAAAGGGCTGAACCGATGGATGAGCAAAAGCCAATGGACAGGCACATTCAAAATATTGTTGAAACTGACGATAGCGTGACTATCACGTTCGGCAAATCAGATGACACGCCGCCGGTTGTTGAAACCGCTGGCTATAAAGAAGATCAAGATCGTCTGGATCGCGGTGAACTGGTATTTCGCGCACGCGCTGCGGATATGGTGGAAGAAGATGATCGGCGCGTCAGAATGTCGATTTCATCTGAAGAACCCGTTGAGCGTTCTTTTGGTTTAGAAGTTTTGCGTCACGATGATGGCGCGGCAGATTTGTCACGATTGAACAGCGGTCACGCACCATTATTGCTTGATCACGATCTGACAAAACAAATTGGCGTTATTGAACGTACCTATTTGGATCAATCCGACCGCAAGTTGCGTTCGGTGGTTCGCTTTGGAAAAAGCGCACTGGCTCAAGAAGTTTATCAAGACGTCAAGGATGGGATACGAAGCAATGTCAGCATCGGTTATCAAATCCNCCAAATGGAAGACAAGAGAGCCGATGGGACAGTTGGTATTTCTTCTTGGTTGCCATACGAAGCTAGTATTGTAAGCGTGCCAGCCGATGCCGGTGTGGGCGTTAATCGCAATGCTGAATTTATCGAACCTACTATCAAGACAGAGGAAAAAGTTATGTCTGAAGTAAATCACGATGAAATCCGTGAAGCAGCCGCTGAAGCAGCCAAGCGCGATTTCCAAAAGAATGCCAGCGAGATCATCAATCTTGCTGTTAAACACAACCGCCGTGACCTAGCTGATCAAGCTATCGGCGAAGGTCAGTCTGTTGCACAATTCCGCGCAACATTGCTGGACGCAATCGGCGAAGGTAAGCCACTTGAGCAGTCAGCCGGTGCGGTTGATATGTCAGCTAAAGAGCAGCGCGACTATTCATTTATCAAAGCTGTTCGCGGTCTGGTAAATGGCTCTGGATTGCAGGGTCTTGAGCGTGAGGTTTCGGAAGAAATCGCAAAGCGCACTGGACGCGAGGCACGCGGCTTTTATGCACCAGACAGCTTCTGGGGCGGTCGTCGCGACCTGACTGTTGGCACAGCTACAGCCGGTGGTCACTTGGTCGGAACAGACCATCTTGGTGATCAATTTGTTGATGCTCTGCGGTCACGCTTAGTGTTCAACGAGCTTGGCGCACGCTTTATGACTGGTCTGCGTGGGGATGTGCTATTCCAAAGCTGCAACCGGCGTTTCTGCTGGTTTCGTGGCTGAGAACGGCGCAACATCTGAGGTGAACGCTGTTTTCTCACAGATCACAATGTCACCAAAGTCACTTGGCGCATTTACAGACGTTTCACGCCTGTTGATGATCCAGTCTGACCCATCTGTTGAACAGATTGTTCGTGATGACTTGCTAAACGCGATTGCACAGAAAATTGAAGATGTTGCAATCGAGGGCGGCGGTTCTAACGAGCCAACTGGCATTACTGGCACCGCCGGTATCGGTTCAGTTGCAATCGGCACAAACGGTGGCGCGATTGCTTGGGATGATATTGTCAACTTGGTTAAAGAAGTTGAAGTTGACAATGCTGCTATTAACGGCAACACGCTTGCTTATCTGACCAACCCAAAGGTTAAGTCGCTGATGGCTTCAACTGCAAAGGTTGCGTCAACAGATAGCGTTATGCTGTTAGATGCACCTTGGAACAGCTTGTATGGTTACAATCTTTCAATAACCAACAACGTTCCATCTGATCTGACCAAAGGCACTGGAACCGCACTTTCTGCAATGGTGTTTGGTGACTTTAGCCAACTGATGATGGGCTTCTTTAGCACACCAGACGTTTTGGTTGACCCTTACACAGCGGGAAGCACAGGCGCGGTTCGTATACGCGTGATGCAAGAGCTGGACATTGCCGTACGTCACGCACAGTCATTTGCTGCGTGTCTCGACATTGATGCCTAAATAACTAGCGGGGCGGCTCCGGTCGCCCTGCTTTTCCCATAGGGGTGAATGATGAAAATCAAGTGTAAACGTAATATTCTAATCGGCGGTAAAGCGCACGTTGTTGGCGATATTGTCGAAGTGACTGACAATGTGGGGCTTGATCTAGTCAATACTGGCAAGGTCGAGGTATATGAAGAAAAGCAAGGCATCACTGATCGGGCAATTGGCCTTACAAAGAAATCAGCGGCCAGCCTAGTAAAGCGGAACACAAAGAAAAAATGACAACAAAACTGATCAAAATCACAACGCTAAAAGACTGCCAAGCGGGATCGGTCGGCATTATGCTTGAAGGCGAAGATCACGATGTTCGTGAAGATGAAGCGAACAAGCTAATTGATCGCGGTTATGCGAAGCTATGGTCAGCTAAAAAGGCAAAGCCGGTTGAAGTGGACGCCGACTAATGGCTGTCGAAACCGCAGATGATCGCGCTATATTCATTGGCGTTGATGATTTCGGGGTTGCCGCAACCTATAACGGCGGCACGATCAATGGCATATTTGACAATGATTTTGTCGAGGTTGACGCTGGCGGGGGCGTTGGTTTTGCATT